AAATACACTTATTGGGAATACGAACTCATAGCCTCTGTTTACAAAGGGTTTAACCTCACGGATTTACGGTCAATGACCGTCCGCCAACGGGACTTTTGGTTCCGTATGGCAAAATGGAGAAATAACTAACGGAGGCTGCTATGGCATTAACTGACCCAGGTTCAATTGGCGGAGTAACTTCGCAGCTGCTTAAGGGCGCCCGTACAGCACTTGATGTTGATAGTTCTTCTTTGTCAAAAGTTATTAAAGACTTTCGTGTACTTAAGCAGCTTATTAAAGACACTAAAAAAGAAATTGATGATTTATCAAAATCATCTTCTGGTGCTTCCACATCCCTTAGTACAGCAGCCAAATCTGGCGCAAAAGGTTCAGGCGGTAATAAGGGTGCTGCGGGAACACAACACCAACCCATGACAACTTCTGCACCAGCATACTCAGCTGGTGGTCGTTCGCGTGATAGGAGTGGTGAGGTTGGGTACACCGAAAGTGGCAACGGCTACATGCAGGACATGGGCAGCACCGCATTCAAATACTCTCTTCGAAAAGGTGGAGAAGCAGGTGCACGTTGGGCAGCAGGGCGCGCGGCTGCTAGTGCAGCAAGCAGTGGGGCAGCTGGCGGTGGAGCAGCGGCAGCAGGTGGAAGTGGTGCAGCGGCAGGAGGTGCAGCAGCTGGCACTGGAGCAGCAGCGGCAGCAGGAGCAGCGGCAGCGGCTGGAGCAGTTGCGGTTGTTATTGGTGGTGTAATTGTCTATAACAAAGTAGCAAACATGTCTGCTGCCCGAATGGACCGCAGTCGTGATTATGCTTTAACTGCAGACCAAATGTCAGTGCGCTACCAGCAGATGACTGGGAAAAGCATGCTTGGAGTTAGCTCCACATACCGCATGCCTTTGACAGACTACCGTTTAGGTGCTGGTGGCATTAACCAACTAATGGAAATGGAAGCCTCAACTGGTATTAGTGGGCGTCAACAAGCTTCAAGTGTTGAAGCAATGCGAACACTAAGTGGATACACAATGAGCACTGCAGATGTAACTAACCAGATTAGTTCTCTTGCTTCAGCAGGGACAGCAAACCGCATGTTTATGATGGGCGGAATTGGAATGATTGGGGTTGGTGGAAAACAAGGAACCCTAATGGGAGTTATGAAAAACATTGTTAAAGCAGCTGGCCTAGACAATGAAAAAGTCCTTAACTCAGCTTTTGCTCCAGGTTCTGTTACCCGTGCAAAATTAGCAAATATGGGTGTTCCACCTGACATGATTACCGAAGTTTTGCAATACGCAAAAGCAAACCTGCAGTTTAAAAGTAAGGGTGGTACAGGGATGTATGACCCAGGTCTTGAAAAGGACCGTCGACGAATGGGTATTGAAGAAAACTTTGCTACTCAAGCTGAAGAAACTGATCGTTTAGAGGTTAAGCGCGAAGAAAAGTTTTACCGTCGTCAAGCAGATAACTACGCTTATTTGGAACGACAGACTCAAACGCTAACAAGAGCTTTTGGTGCTTTAGAAGACACCCTTTCAGGAATTATTGGGTTTACTGGTTCTAACAGAATTGCCAATGAAACAATGAATGGAATAATGAATGTTGGAGGTGGTGACCCCCATATTCCTCAAACAGGTGACGGTAATAAATCAAATCCACAAACAACTCCTACTTCTTCATCAAAAACTAAAGCCCCAACTAACGCAAGTAATGACGGAAAAATCTATGTACCGTTAGGAAATGGTAAGAGGGTATCTCTAAGCAACATTAAACAACGTCAAGATTTTAAAGGTATGAATCCTCAAATGCAGGAACGCCTTCTTAACCTTATGCGAGATAACCCTGATGTTGGTTGGGGTGGTGGAACGCGCGATGTTCAAGCTCAAAAAAACATGTTCTTAAGTAGGTACAACCGTACCCGAAGAGAAAAAGGTGCAGATGGTAAGAAGAACTGGTTTTGGGATGGTTCTTATTGGGAAAAGAATCCAGGCGCAAACCCAGCAGCTCCTCCAGGAAGTTCAATGCACGAAATTGGACTTGCAGCAGACTTAGCTGGCAACGTTGCAAAAGTTCCAAAAATTGCTGCCAAATATGGTTTGAAATCTTTTGGTGACAAGAATGGTGAACCCTGGCACGTACAGCCACGGGAACTCCCTGATGGCCGTAAGTCCTATGAATCAGGTGGCGCTAAATGGGGATACGGTCCTGGTGGACCTTCTTCAGAAGCAACTGCAGGAGATGCGGGTGATATGGGAGGGTTTGGTTCAGAGTCTGAAGGTCCACGTAGGCCTACGCCTATGTCAAGCAATACCGTTTCTGATGCAGCTGACGGCTCCTTTGGAACAAGTCTTGCGGCTTCTTCAATTTCATCAAAACTTGCTTACAAAACAATCTCTCAAAGAGTTGCTTCAGGTGGTGGTGACCCTGAAATTACAACGCCAGTTAATAGCATGGGTTCTCCTGTTTACAACCCAAATAACACAGCAAACCAACAAACTGAAGTACATTCTAAACAAAGCAATTTAACTATTAATGTTAACCCAACCATTAACATGGTTAGCAGTAATAACAATCAAATGGATCTAAAGAAGATTGCAAATGAACTAGTAGGGGTAATTCGTAAAGAGATGGAACTTGAATTGATGAGGAAACGCTAATGGGTTACAGAGACGATGGAAACTTTGGTATTACAGGTTCTGCTGATGCACTAACCCCTGGTTCTGAAAGATCCCAAGATAACCCTAAATTTATTTACCCATCTAACCGGATTAGGTTTCTTGAAGCACAGGCTGCTTTAGATAAAAACCCACAATCATATAAATTACATAGAGGGTATATTCGTAATTTAAAATTACCCACGCTTGCTGCTACTAAAATTTTTAGATGCGGATTTCAATTTAATCCTCAAACAATTTCTCAAAATGTACAAATGCGAGAAGACATGTATCTTGCTATTCTGCAAGACCCAGCACAACTAGCACAACCAATTGGTGCAAGCATGAACTTTTCGTTTGACCTTATGTTTGATAGGTCCTTAGAAGTATCTGCTCCCGTAGATGCAGGCATTGCAAACATTGCAAATGACGAAGGTGTGCACGCAGATTTAAAAATTTTATATACAATAATTGGCCAAGGGTTTAATACAGATCTACTTGAAAATCAAGTAGATCAAACTATTGCTGGAGCTACTCGTGTATTTGAAAATACAACTACAGGTGCTTCTACTACAGTAATACCTTCTGATGGCACTACAAATGGTAGTGGTTTTACTACTGACAGAGAACAGGCGAGGACAATCCTTGCTTCAAACAGAGGTAACGCTGCAATATTAATGCCAAACCCTGTGCGGATTATGTTTTCTGGAATGTTTATGGTTGACGGTTTTATTACCGGAACTTCTGTTGATTTTTTAAAGTTTACAACCAATATGGTTCCAGTTCAATGCCGAGTTACGTTAAGCATGAACGCTGTTTATATTGGATTTGCGCGAGAAGATACATTCCTTACACTGCAATTTGATGCAGCTATTAAAACTTTAGAAGACAATAAAAAAACAAGTGAAGCTGAAAACCCAGCCATTATTAAAGCTCTTAATAAAAGCGCAAACAAAATTCAAATGGGGTATGCAAAAGATGACTCTAATATGGAGAATTTTATGTCAAGGGCTTACCCAATACACAAACAAACAGGTTCTCAAAATTGGGATACTAGAAATTTCTTTTTAAAGTTTGCAAGTATTGTTCCTCACGGTCAAAGTACGGCGCGAGGTGCTTGGGATATGACATGGGGTGGCATTGGCAAAGCTATTGTTGCTACTGGAAATGCGCTAACTCCAGGTGCCCCTCTTGGGGAGTATGATATTACTTCAGGTGACGGTAAACCAGACGAAGATGAAATTCTTAAATTATACGAACAGTCAATGAATTTAAAAATAGATTATAAATTTTCATTTCAAATTTATGGTGTTAAAGGTGCAACACTCCCTTTGTCAACAGCAACCAATTTTCTATCACTCATTTCTGCTGAAGGTGGAGTAGAACCTGGCGATTCTTTAAAAATACTTGGCTCTTATACTGGTGAAAATGGTTCTACTTCAAAAAAAGAATGGGGAGCTGGAACAAGTGGAGATGATGCAAACAAAGATAAAGCTAGGCGTTGGTCAGTTAAATCCCCAGACGAGGTACCAACCACAAACAATGCTCCAGATGTTGCCAGTGGGGACGACGACGACAAAGATCTTCTTCCTAGCGGATCATCTTCGTACTGTATTGTTAGATGGACTTTTGACATTAGCGTACAAAAAGATGACAACGATATTATTTATCCAAGATTAGCTACCGCAGAAGTTCCAGATGCTACATCAATAACTTGTAACATAGTTAACAACAGCACTATAGAAGTTATTGCAGTAGTAACTGCAAATAGTGATTCTACTGTAACTCTAACTATAGATTGGGGCAACTAATGGCAATCTATCAAAATTCAAGTAGATACCGTCTTACTTCAGGAGCATCTATGGCTTCTCGTGTTCCCGAAGTTCCACGTACTTATTACAGCCACATAGCAAGAGATGGAGATACTTTTCAATTGTTGGCTGCAAAACTTTTTAATGACAGTTCTCGATATTGGGAAATAGCTGATATTAATCCGCAAGTGCAATGGCCTGATGTCATTCCAACTGGAACTGTTTTGCGTATTCCAAAATGATTTTTAATACCGGAAACCCCCTATCACCTAAGGTTTACATAGCCATAAATGGTGTTGAGGTTAAATACACATCTATTCAAACTATGAGTATTAGTTTGGGAACAAATATGCATGACATACTTGTTCTTAATATGGCTGGTATTCCTCCTAGGGCAATTACGGATTACATTGATGCTGCTGTAAGAATGACTATTACTTCTGGGCAAGGGCGTACCCAAGACTTTTGTGGGTATGTTTTATACGTTGAACCAGAGTCTGATGGCCGTGGCTCTATTGTTAATAACAGCCCGTTTCAAACTACACGCATAGTTTGTTTTGGGTCTTCGTTATCAATGATGGGTAAGAAACAAAAAGTGTGGGAAGACGTAAGTATAAAATCTCTTGCTTCTGATTTTTGTGAAACATACCATTTTAGTTTGGATGTTTTAGATGATGGTTTTGTACTCCCACGTTTAGTTCAAGCTGGAGAATCTGATTGGCATTTCTTGACTAGAATTTGCGCTAAATATGGGTATTCGGTAACTGTGCATGGAACTCATATGCATATTTGGGATCCATTTAAAGCTATTGGAAGACGGCCATCGTTTGAAAAACTACAGCCTGTTATTAAAACTCTTTCTCCAACTCCAGGAGGAATCTTAAAATTTGAAGGCTTATTTGGTTATGTAACACCAGAAGGTTGGTCAACTAACTATCAAGTTGGAGTACTTGACTCCAGTGGTGTTAGTGAAACTGTAACTAGCAATATTTTAAATAATGAAGAATCATGGTCTGGTGTTGGAAAACGCTCAAAGTTTTACAGCACTATTGTTGAATCAACTCAAACTATTGTTGAAGCAGAAAAAGTTATTGGAGCAAAAGAAAGAGAAGCTTTCCCTTTTACAGCAAAAGTACAAATAAGTGCTGGTGCTGGAATAGTCCCAGGTGGAATTGTTGAAGTTGTTGGTTACAACTCAAACTTTGAAGGATTATGGTATGTAAGAGAGGTAACACATTCAGTTGGTGGTACTTCTTATGTAACAGATCTCCTTTTGGGGAGAGACTTTAATACAACTAAAACTTTCAATATACCTCCAGTTGAATTAGCACAACCAGCCCCAGAACCTAAATTTGTTGCAGGGGAATGGCGCGCAACTTCAGAAAGAGTAAATGCATATGTATAGCGGAATGCAAGTGTACAGAGCATTAGTAACCGCATCGTCTTCAACGACGGGTTCTATTTACGTTTCTATCCCATCTGTACTTGGCACAACCACAAGTATTGCTGTTTCTACTATTGGCCGAGCAGCAGTGGCTGGTGTGTGGACTGTTCCTGATGTTGGGGACCAAGTTCTTGTAGCAGTAGAAGACGACAAGTTTTCTAATATATTTATTTTGTACCCAGTTGAGCCCCCAGTTATAGAACCCCTAGTAATTGCAGATGCGTCTGTTACTACAGATAAATTAGCCAATGCGTCTGTTACTACAGATAAATTAGCCCATGATTCAGTAGTAAACGAAAACCTTGACATGTACCGCATGAGAGTTAGGCGGGTGGCCCCACAAACTGTAGGCCCTTTATCAACTGGTGTTATTGAATTTGACACTTTAGATTTTGAAAAATACAATAATAACTCATGGATTGGGGGGCTTCCAAGTCAGGCAATTTTTCCCCAATCTGGATTATACGCAATTAGTGTAAAAATAACTACAAGTGCTGCTGCTGGAACACAAACCGCAATGCTTGCAGTAGATAATTTTGTGTCTGCTACTCCGGTAACGTCTTTTGCGGGAGCTTTGTCAATAGTACTTACATGTAATATGTTTTTTTATGGCACAGAGGTACTTTCACTTAAAGTTGTTAATTCAAACAGCAGTTTGAGCAGATCATACACAGCAATGTTATCAATGATACTACTAACGGAGTAACTATGAAAGCTATTAAAATTCCATTTCAATTTAACGGCGGTAAGACTGTTAGTACAACGTCGCCCTCAACTATTGCTGAACAGAAAATTGTAAATGTTTTAGTTACAAACGAATTTGAAAGGGTTATGCGCCATAAGTATGGAGTAGGTATTCAACAATTTTTGTTTGAGCCAATGGACGACTTGTTTATGGTTGACTTTACAACTGACGCTATTGCTGACATTAAAAATAATGTTAGTAGGGTTGACATTATGGATATTAAAATTTCCCCTACAGATTCAGTAGCAGCTTATGGAAACACCGACACTACATTGGGTATTACAGTTGTTTACAGACTTCCTCTTGGATCACCACAACTTGTAAAATTTGACATAGCCGTACCTGGCTACTTAACCGAAGACACTACGATCTAGGAGTAATAATGGCAATTGAACGACCAGGGTTTGACTTTGCAAGCCG